CCATCGCAGTCGCCGCCACCCCGCGCGGAGGATGCGACTACGCCGTGATCGAGGACCTGCCCACCCACGCTCACTCGGCAGGGTTGACCGGCATGGCTCAGGGCGTCGTCCGGCTCGCGCTCATCGAGAACGAGGTCCCGTTCGCCGTCGTCACAGCCGCGTCGCTGAAGAAATTCGCGACCGGATCTGGGAACGCCGCCAAGGCCGACATGCGCATGGAGCTCTACAAGCGCACCGGCCTCGATCTGCGAGACGACAACGAGGTGGACGCCTGGTGGCTGCGCGAGATCGGCCTCCACCTGAACGGCCACCCCGACCGCATCACGCTTCCGGCCACCCACCTGGCCGCGCTCACGAAGGTCAAGACACCATGACACCAACCACCCAGCCACACGGCCCCGACGCAGATGCGTTCGGGGCCGAAGTGTTTCTAGAGGACGAGCCTCGGACGTGCCCCTGGTGCGGGACCGTCGAGGCGACCGCATGGCTGCTCAATAACAACCACTGGGTCAAGCCCCAGGGCCACACCGGCTACGACTGGTGCGAGGCGCACGGCATGTGCATCGCCACGGACCTCACCCGCAACCACGTCCTCTACTACGCCCGGGTGCTCACCGACCCGAGCTACCAGCGCGGCCGTTGCGCCTGCTACGAGCACCGAGCCTGGCAGGCCGACTGTGCCCGGGCCGCGCTCGAACGGTGCATCGCGCGCGCTGAGGAGGTCTGGCCACTGCCCCGACGCGCCTGGATCGAGGAGTACTGCATGCTCGCCACGCCACTGGACGCGCCCGAGCACGCGCCGGTCGCCGAGTCTGAGGCGGTGGCGTTGTGGTGACCACGGCCAGCGTTCCCGCCGAGGTGCCCGCATGAGCCCCGAGGACCCGAGGCATGGGAAGAACTCCGGGTACATCGCCGGGTGCCGCGAGGGGTGCTGCCGCAAGGCGCACATGCGCGAGATCAAGGCATGGCGGCTCACTGGCCCCCGCATGGTCAACAGCCTCGGCACACGGCGACGCGTCGAAGCCCTCGAAGCGATCGGGTGGAGCAGGGCTCAGCAGTCGCGGATGCTCGGCCACGCACGCGAGTACCTGGGCCAAGTCACGCGGCTGGAGATGATCCACCGCTCCACGGCCGAGGCAGTCGCGGACCTCTACGACCGCTACTCCATGGTCATCCCGACCGACCCGCCCGAGCGCAAACAGGGCGCCAACCGGATCCACGAGAAGACCCGTCGCCGGGCCGCCCGACTCGGATTCGCGCCACCCCTCGCCTGGGACAACATCGACGACCCCGACGAGCACCCGACCGGCTGGAAGTACCGCGACCCGTCCCGCGCCGACCTCCTGACCGACCTCGCCGACCAGGGCGCCGGGATCAGCCGCGCATGTGCCGCCCTCAAGCTCAGCCCGGCGTCGCTCCAGAAGTGGTGCGAACGCCACGACATGACCGACGTCTACGCACGCCTCAAGAGCCGCGAGGACGGGATCCGCGAGTACCGCAACCAGTGGACGGCCGACCAGCACGAGAGGAGAGCGAGCGCATGAAGCTCGCCATCGCAGACCCGCCGTACCCACCAATCAGGGCCGCTCATCCGCGCAACGACAAGCCTCGCGCATCGTTCTGGTACGGCGACTCCATGGCGACGTCGGGTCAGAACGTGCCGCGCGCAGACCATCATCCGGATGCGCGCGAGTGGGATGACCCGGCACGCCATCGGCAGTTGCTTGAAGATCTCGAGGCCTCCTATGACGGATGGGCCATCGCAACAGCACACGACGGACTCCCGGTCTACGGCGAACTTCCCCGCGGTGCCCGAGTGATGGTCTGGCACAAGCCCAACACCATCGCCACGGCGTCGCGCATCAAGAACGTGTGGGAGCCGGTCATCATCAAGCCGCCCGCATCTCGGCTCAGTTCCCGACTGATGGGCGGATCGATTCCTGACGTACTCACGGCCACTGCGCCACGCACCGGATTCGCCGGAGCCAAGCCGCAGGCCTGGACGCGATGGGTCCTGGATGCCCTCGGTTACGACCCTGAGACGGACACGCTGGACGACTTGTTCCCCGGGTCCGGCTCGGTCGCAGCCGCGGTTTCGCAAGGGGTGCTCCTGTGACCACCTACGCCATCCGCCTCCCCGACGGCCACCTGATCACCGACCCCGACTGGCACTCCGTCGCCGACGTCATGCGCGGGGCACATGCGTTCGATGTCGAACAGATGCCAGGGGAGCTGATCGAGATCGAGGAGGAGCCGTGAGTAACGTTCCGCGGGTCGATCCCGAGGACCGCCCCGTCCACGTCGGCTCGCACCACTACGCGTCCTGTGGCGAGTGGCGACCATCGCCCGGCAACAAGGACTGCCCGTACTGCCCTGCCCGTTGCCCGGCGTGCGGGACGACGCACCACCGGAGGGAGGTGGGCGGCTGATGCCCTGGGCAAAGATCGACGACCAGATGCACCGCCGGCGCAAGATCCGAGGCCTCTCGGACTCCGCTTGGCGTCTCTACGTCTCCGCGATCATCGACTGCTGCGCGGAAGGCTCAGATGGCGAGATCGAGGGCACCTACCTGCGCGAACTGCTGCCGCACCACCATGAGGACCACGTGCGCGAGCTGCTCGCTCGACGGCTGCTGCATGACGCGCCAGGATGCGACTCCCCGACCTGTCTCGGCTCTCAGGGGCTGCCGATCAGTGGGTCGGACATGTACGTCATCCACGACTTCGGGCAGTGGCAGATGAGCCGCTCGGAGTGGGAGCAGTTGCGGGTCAGGAAGTCCTACGCCGCGCACGTTCGCTGGCACCAGGACGAGCCGTCAGACAGGTGCGAGCACTGCAAGAACGGATGCACGCCGGATGCACGGTGCATTGCGTGTGCACATGCGTCTGCAATGCCGACCTGACCTGACCTGACCTGACCTGACCTGAACCACTTAATAGGTCACCTCTTGCTCGTGGCTCTCCCGCAGTTACGAGAACCATCCACAGACCGCGCGCGAGCAGTTCGCGCCAAGACGAGATCAACGCCGAGACATCGCCGCGAAGGCACGGCACGAGGAGGAGACCCAATGAGCCTGCACGGACCCATCCAGATCAATGGCGCCGAGGTCGGCTACTGGTCAGCCCAGCGCGTCGAGACGGGCAGCGACGGGATCAACATCTACCGCTGCACCGTCGACTGGACGCCCGAGGGATTCATCCGCCGCTCGACCAGCATGCGCTACCCGTGGCGCGACGAATCGGGGCGCATCCACCACGCCCAGCGCCACACCTTCACCCTCACCCACGACTACCGAGACGGCGCTGTCACGCTCGCCGCCAAGGTGCTCTCCAATGCCATCGCCAACCAGGCCACGCGCCACACCCAGGAGGAAGCATGAAGTTCCGCAAGAAGCCCGTCGAGATCGAGGCCCGGCAACTCATCGGCAGCAACGCCGACATGCACGCCGTCTACCTCTGGATCGAGAAGAACACGCAAGGGTCGTTCGATCCCTACGCCGACGAGGTGCCAGCCAGCGGCGTGAGCATCGACCCGGCCACGGGTTTCATGTTGATCGCCACGTTGGAGGGCGTCATGCAGGCAAAGCCTGGCGACTGGATCATCCGCGGCGTCCAGGGCGAGTTCTACCCCTGCAAGCCGGACATCTTCGAGGCCACCTACGAGCCGGTGGAGGATGAGCGATGACCGACAAGCTGACCATCGAACTCGCCGCCAGACAGCCCTGGCTCTACGCCGAGGGCGAGTCCTGGTGGGTCGTCACCGGCCGCGTCAACGACCACCACACGTTCACCGACTGCATCGCCCGGGTCGTGCCGTCCTGCATCACCGGCATCGACGAGGGTGAGGCTCCCGCGCTGTTCAAGGTCATCGTGTGGACCAAGGAGTTGCTGCTGGTCGACGCCACCAAGATCAGCCGGGCCAAGCGACTCGTGTTCGTCATGGCCGATGACCCCGGCACCGCGTACTACGCCGATGAGCAGGCGTTCCTGGAGGCCACCCGATGAGCGCGACCCTGGGCGAGGCGCTGACGGAGGTCAACGAAGCGCACGGCAATCCGATCTCCTGTCACGCACGAGGCTGCTACGGAGAGCACCGGTATCACGCCGCCCACCTTGCCGTCGAGCAGGTCCGTGCGGTCCGCGAGTGGCTGGCAGGCGAGGAAGTCCTCAAAGCGGCAGCTCACGCGATCCATGGCAACACCATCGGCAACCCGGACGCTGGCGAGCCAATGATCCGCGAGCAGCGCGACACGGTCAGCGTCATCCTCGACGCCGCGGCCGCTCTCGATGCCGTGCGGGGCATGTGCGGAGGCGAGGAGTCGTGAGCACGCTCCTCATCGCGGTCACCATCTTCGGCTACCTGGCTGGCTACGTCCTCAGTGCTGCGGCGGTCGTCCGTCGTCAAGGCTGGGACGTCGCCCGCTGCCACGGGATCATGGGGTACGCCGAGGGCCAGTGTCGGCGTTTCGATAGTGACCGGTGCTGGCGTCCTGGGCCGACGATCACCCAGGCCGTCAACGCGCTGCTTGCCCCGCTCGCCTGGCCGCTGCTCGCCCTGCCGGTGCTCGCGTGGTGGCTCGGCACGCGAAAGCCGTCGCCCGAGGCCCTGGCGCAACGGATTGCGCAACTCGAGGCCGAACTCGGCGTCGGGGGTCGCTCGTGAGCGACCTGACTGACTTCCGCGGCCACGCCTACGACCGGGCCACCTGGCAGCCGGGAGCACCCAAGATCCCGTGCCGCGACCGCACCGTGTTCGGCACCCCGAAACCCGCCGACCACGCCAACTGCGGCGGCGGGACCTGCGGCTGCGAATGCCACCGACCCACCGACCGAGAACGTGCCATGTGGCAGGCACTCGTCGACGAGATCGACGCCTACCTCACGCCGGACGACGACCAGGAGACGCTGCTGTGACCGAGCCCGTCGACCGCTGGGAGCCGTGGGACGTCGAGATCGCTCACGGCGGCGGTCTCGTGCGGATCTACGACGACAACCCTGCGCCGGAGGGTGGGCGAGGGCCGTGCGGGTTCACGGGAGCCACAGAAACCGGCCCAGGAGCCACGAACGGCCCACCGACGCGTAATGACATGGATGTAACTCAGAACGGCCCGCAGATCGAAGAATCTGCGGGTCCTTTGCTTTGGGAAGGGGATCAGCTTTGAATGAGCCCAGGTGTGACTACTCGGACCTCCCCGTCGACCAGTGCGCCCACTGCCGTCGAGACGAGCCGGAGACGAGCCGTCTAGCACTGGTCGCGCCCGAGCATCGGCGGATCGGTCGTGTGATCTGGCCGCTGGCCACTGAGCTCGAGGTCCCCGACCTGGTGCGACTGCCGACCACATGGCTGCCAGAGAACCCTGACGCCGATGAGTGCCGGTGTGGTCGACCCACCCGCGACCAGGCCTACGTGTGTGACCACTGCGCCGACCTGCTCGCCCAGGCGCTCGGCGACATCCCGTGGGCAGTCGAGCAGCTCGACATCAGCATCACCGGCCAGCGGGCAGCCAGCACCAACGGCGGCTCGGCATCGGCAGATCACGGACTGCCATGGCATGAGCGCGCGGCTACTGCCAAGCGGACCCTGCACGGCCTCCTCGCATCTTGGGTTCGGTGGTGCCGTGAGGAGCAGATCCGCAACTCCGACCCGCACGGTGACGACTGGCCCGACGACAACCCAGTCTCGATGAGCCGGTGGCTGCTGTGGCGCGTCGATGGGCTCGCCCTGCACGACACTGGACCCGAGGCCGTCGAGCAGATCACCGACGCCCTCGCCGAGTGCCGGCGCATCGTGCTGTGGAAGCGCCGCGGCCGGATCTTCCTCGGTCGCTGTGACGACCAGCCGGTCTGCATGGGCGAGGTGTGGGCTGACGAAGGCAGGGACGTCGGCATCTGCGATGGCTGCGAGCGCGGCTACCCGGTCGCCGAGCGTCGCCAGTCCATCGAGCAGCAGTTGGACGACCGGCTCTACACCGCCGTCGAGATCGCACGACTCACAACCTTCCTCGGCCTCGACGTGCCCAGGGAGCGCGTCCGCAACCAGATCAACACCTGGGAGCGACGCGGCCGGATCACCGCACGCAGCACCGGCAGCGAGGGTCAGCCGCTCTACCGCTACGGCGACATCAAGCCACTGCTCTACGCCCAGTACGCACACGCCGACGCCACGGCGTGACGCATCACTGGCATCGTCAGGCCCATCGTGTAACATGCTGTTGCAGAGGGAACAACTGTCTCCAAAGCCCATCCGAGCCCCGAGTTGATCGGGGCTCTTGTGTTTGCGGGGGTGGGTGGATGGCGTGGTCAACCAGCGACCGACGCTCACGGCTACCCGACGACTGGCCCAAGCGTGTGGCGCAGGTCAAGCGCAGGGCCGAGGGTCGGTGTGAGGCCACAGTCCACGACCCAGGCTGTGACGGACGAGGCCAGGACGTCGACCACGTGCATCAGGGCGACGACCACTCGCTCGCCAACCTCCAACTCCTCAGCCGTCCGTGCCACCTCCGCAAGACCCGGCTGGACAACGGCTACGTGGCCCACGTCAAGGCGCCGGTCGAGCGGCATCCAGGGCTGAGGTAGGGGGCGGGGTACCCCCGAACACCTGTTCGACCCATGGACTGCGGTAGCCGCTCCGCATGCGTGCGTTGCCGAATCCCGTTTTTTCAGGCCGCCTGGCGCGGCTTCCCGCTGCCCCAGGAGGGCGATCATGTCCAAGGCCGAGGCTCCCAACACCCTCTCCGACGCCGGCAAGACGCTCTGGAGGAAGGTCGTTCCCGCCTACACGCTGCGAGTCGACGAGTTGGCGGTCCTCGAGGCTGCCTGTAAGACCGCGGACATGATCGCGACGCTCGACAAGGAGTGGGTCGCGCTCGGCAGGCCGTTCCTGACGCGCGGCTCGATGGGTCAGGACGTGATCCATCCGCTGATCGGCGAGCTCCGTGCCCAGCACTCCCAGCTCGCCAAGCTGCTCGGCATCCTCAAGCTGCCCGACGAGGTGACCGGCGCGGTCGGCACCAACCCGGCCCGCGCTGCTGCCGCGACTCGCTGGAAGCATGGCGCGTAGTGCTGGCCCGGCGCTCATCGAGGATCTAACCTCCGACTACCGAGCGATCGAGCAGGAGTACCGCGATCTCCTAGAGCGCACCCTGCCGCCGACTGACCTGACCTATGGGCCGGTCAAGATCGGCCCGACCTGGCAGTACGGCGATGACGGCTGGCTGCTTCCCGATGCGTCGCTCGGCTGGGGCTTCCTGTCGTGGACGACGTACCACCTGCGCGGCAAGGGCGGCAAGCACTGGTGGTGGACGCCGGAGCAGACCCGGTTCTTGCTCTGGTACTACGCCGTCGACTCCGACGGCGACTTCCGCTATCGGGCCGCGCGGCTCCAGCGGCTCAAGGGCTGGGGCAAGGACCCGACGGCGGCTGGGATCGCGATCGGCTCCCTGCACGCGCCGATCATGTTCGACCACTGGGAGGGCGACCGCCCGATCGGGCGTGACGATCCGGAGGCGTGGACGCAGATCGCGGCAGTGTCGCAGGACCAGACGAAGAACACCTTCAAGCTGTTTCCTGGTCTAATCCCACGCGAGACTCGGAACCGCTACGGCATCCAGATCGGCAAGCTGAACGTCTGGTCTGACGGAGACCGGCGCCAGATCGAGGGCATCTCGACAGCCGCCGACTCCAACGAGGGCGGCCGACCTCACCAGATCATTCGCGCCGAGACGCAGAACTGGCTGGCCACCAACGGCGGCCATGACCTGAACGGCGCCATGGACGGCAACGCGGCGAAAGCCGAGGTCGGTACGCCGGCGCGCGTCCTCGACATCTTCAACGCCTACCGCCCCGGCCGGGATAGCATCGCCGAGCGTGCCCGTGAGGCGTGGGAGTCCACCCAGGGCGAGGGCGCCACGCACGTCGAGTACGGCGTCATGTGGGACAGCCTGGAGGCTCCCCCGAATGCCCCACTGACCAAGGAGGCGGCCCCTGAGGTCATCCGCTGTATCGCTGGTGACGCGAAGTGGCTCGACACTCGTCCCAAGGGGACGATCATGGAGTCGATCCTCAACCCCGAGAACTCCCCCAGCGAGTCCCGGCGCAAGTGGTACAACCAGATCGTCGGCACCGAGGATGCCTGGGTCCAGCCGTCTTGGGTGGACCGGCCCGAGAACCGCCGCAAGGACGACGCGCTCCAGCCGGGTGACCGGATCGTGCTGTTCGGTGATGGCTCCAAGTCCGGCGACGACACCGGTCTGGTCGCCGTCCGCGTCTCGGACGGGCTCGCGCAACTCCTCCACCACCAGCACCCCGGCCGCGGCAACGACGGCAACCCGCTGCTGGTCAACCGCGAGGAACTCGACGCCGCGGTGATCATGGCGTTCGACACCTACAAGCCGATTGCGTTCTACTTCGACCCCTCGCACGCGAAGGC